CGACTTTGAAACATGGAACCTTGAGCGCACGGAGGCCTTTGCGGGCCTGCACAACAAAGGCAAGCGGATCATCGTCATCTTCGATGAAGCCAGTTCGGTACCCGATCAGATTTGGGAAGTGACCGAAGGCGCTCTCACAGACGAAGAAACCGAGATTATCTGGCTGGCTTTCGGCAATCCGACGAAGAACACAGGCCGATTTCGGGAGTGCTTTGGGCGCTATAAACACCGGTGGCAAACCAAGCAGATCGACTCACGGACAGTGGCTGGTACGAATCATGAGCTTTTCAGCAAGTGGATTGAAGATTGGGGCGAGGATTCGGATTTTGTGCGGATTCGCGTGCGTGGCGAATTCCCTAAAGCGGGCTCCGCGCAATTCATTGATTCTGAGACAGTTGCAGCCGCGAGGAAGTACAAGGCTAATGGTTATGAGTCTCTGCCGAAAGTCCTCAGCGTCGATGTTGCCAGGTTTGGCGACGACCAAACAGTTATCGGATGGCGACAAGGTCGTAAAGCAGTGATTCTGCAAAAGTTGCGCGGCAAAGATGCGGATTGGGTAGCTAATCGCATGTGCACGCTTATCGACGAACTGAAACCCGATGCGACAGTGGTTGACGAAGACGGCGTAGGCGGGCCAGTTCTGGATTTCATTCGAGCCCGTGGCTACACCCGAGGCGTATTCGGCTTTCATGGCGGAGCCGAGCCGCAAGATCAGAAGTATTTCAATAAGCGGGCGGAAGCTTGGGGATTGATGCGAGATTGGCTCGCGGGCGGAGCGGAGATTCCCGACGATCCCGAACTTGATGCTCATCTCACGGGCGTGGAGTATGGGTTCGCCAAGGGCAAGCGCAATTACGGGTCAATCCAGCTTGAGGAAAAGGACAGCATGAAAGCTCGCGGCCTGGATTCACCCGATTGCGCAGACATGCTGGCTATGACTTTTGGAGTTCCTTTGGCGATTCGGCCTCCGAAAGTCGAGCCGGAGCTAATTTTCAGTAGTAATCAGACTTTGCAATGGATGGGATAAATATGGCACATGCAACGATGGAAACCCCGAAGAAGGAAATGCGGGGGCGCAAGAAACTTCATCACTTACGCATTCACCCCATGGATGGCGGTCAGATGATCACGCATCACGCGGTGAATCGGGAAGAGTACGGTACGCCGTACGAGGAAAAGCCCTACAAGACGCACTTGTTCGGCAAGGGTGAGTCGGAAGCGATGATGGAGCACGTCCGCAAGCACGCCAAAGCTGAGATGGCGGAATTGGAAGGCGATGAGGTCGGCAAAGAGGAAGACGGCGAGTGATTCAATTCTTCCATAGTGACACGCTGGCAAATGCCTGGATGGAACAGAACCCATACTGGAAGCCGGTAGCTCTGACGGCAGGCACGATGAGCGGAAGCCTGTTTGTGCTGTTCGAGCCGGTTTCTGTTGCCCCAGCGCCATCCGTGCCAACGCAGCCTGTTGCAGATGCTCCGAGGCGGCGCGGCAGACCGCCGAAGGCGAGGCTTCAATAATGCCGGTCTTCCTAGAAAAGAAGCTCCGCGCCGAGTATGGGAACAATCCGAGAGCAATCTACGGAACGCTCAACAAAATCGGGGCTATGAGAGGCTCGAAAGAGACAGCAAAGGGGCGGCAGATGCAGCGCAAGCACGACAAGAAAGTCCGACTCTCCAACTTGGTAAGGGCAAAATGATAAAAATCAAGCCATCTCGCAAAGGATTGCTGCACCGTAAGTTAGGTGTGCCGCAAGGTAAGAAGATTCCGCTCTCGGCGATGCTGCGAGCCAAGCATTCGCCCTCGGCGGCGCTGCGGAAAGAGGCCAACTTCGCCATCAATGCTCGACGGTGGAAATGACTTCAACCTACAACCAGCGCGTAGATTTCTCCCTGGCTGACGTTCGTCCCGTTGCCGATAGGGTGCTGCTGTTGCGTCTCCCCGATGATGGCTCCAGCACTCTGATTATCCCAGATGTGGCGCAGCAATCATCGCATCGCGGCAAAGTGGAGCGCATGGGGCCAGGTAAGTTCGACTTGAAGCGTGGGAGCCGCAAGCCACTCTCCGTCAAGCTGGGGGATGTGGTGCAATATCAGTCCTGCGACTTAGATGACGGCACCTTTGTGTTAATTGAGGAGGCGGATATCCTTTTCGTCGAGCCATGAATAGGCAATGACCTACTCATCATCCACTCAGGAAGAATCCAAGCAAAAACCGCCTAGCCACATTGAATCCTTCATGTCGCTAGCGCACAAGCGTTTCCGTTTGGCGGAGAACGCCGAGAACCATGTGCGGAATGCGGCTTTGGATGACCTGCGGTTTCGTTCGGGAGATCAATGGCCGGAAGACATCAAGGTGCAGCGGTCGAAGGATGGCAGGCCGTGCCTTGTGATGGATAGAATCGAGCAGTTTGTTCGCCAAATTTGCAATGAGGAGCGACAGCAAAGGCCGACAATTCAGGTCAATCCGGTAGGCAGCGGTGCGGATGTTGAGACGGCGGAAGTGATTCAGGGCATTTGCCGCCACATTGACGTGCAGAGCCATGCGGACATAGCCAGAGATCATGCCTTTGAGATGATGGTCACGATAGGCTTTGGCTACTACCGTCTGCTGATTGCCGAAGACGACCTGACGGGCGAACTTGAAATTTACGTAAAGCGAATCAAGAACCCGTTTACCGTTTATTTCGACCCGAACTCTCAAGAGCCGGATTATTCCGACGCTCGCTGGTGCTTCATTCTACAAGATTTAAGCCCAGAGGATTATAAAGCCGAGTATGCAGAAACGAGCCTTTCATCGCTGACTGACTACCTGAGTGTGGGCGATGCACAGCCGAATTGGATTACGAAAGAGTTCATCCGCGTTGCCGAGTACTTCTATATCGAAGGGCAGGGGAAAGACCGCAAGGTTAAGTGGGCGAAAATCAATGCGATAGAGGCGATTGAGGGCGGCCCTGACGATGAAGTGGTTTGGCAGGGGAAATGGATTCCGGTTTTCCCCGTTCTGGGAATCGACCTTGACGTAAACGGGACGCGCTATCTTGCCGGGCTAGTGCGCAAGCTGAAAGACCCGCAGCGGCAGTATAACTACATGACTTCGGCTATTACGGAGTCGATTGCTCTCGAATCCAAGTCGAAATGGCTCGTTGCCGAAGGGCAGATTGAAAATTATGAGCAACAGTGGAAGCAGCAGAACAATCGCTATTTCTCGGCCCTGACTTACAAGCTCGTGGATATTAGCGGGAGGCCTGCACCGCCTCCGCAGCAAATTGATTCAGAAGCTCAGATTGGGGCAATGGTGGAGGCCTTGCAGCTCTCAAACGACGACTTGCAGGCCGCTGCTGGCCTCTACAATCCCTCTCTAGGAGCTCCGTCTGCGGACCATAGCGGCAAAGCGATTCTGGCTCGCCAGAAACAGGGCGATATCGCTAACCTGAATTGGACAGACAATTTAAGCAGAACGATTTGGCACGAAGGGCGCTGCATTCTCGACCTTATTCCGAAGGTCTACGATCGGGAACGCATCATGCGAATTATTAATCCCGATGGTTCGGTACGACAAGTAGGGATAACTAACACTGCTGCAGGGGCAATGGAGCCGGAAGAAGCGGCAGAAATGCTTGCTGTGCCACGCGTTTACGACGTTGGGCTTGGTTCCTATGACTTGACGGTTTCGACCGGACCCAGCTATCAGAGCAAGCGGCAAGAGGCTGTTGTAACGCAGATGGCTTTGATGCAGACCCTTCCAAACCAGGCACCACTTATTGCTCCTACGGTGGTCAGCAACATGGACATTCCGGGCGCAAAGGAAATTGCCAAAATCCTGCAGCAAGCTCTTCCCCCGCAGTTTCAGGAGCAGAACGGATCGCCTGAGTCTCAGTTGCAGCAGCTCCAAGCCCAGAATCAACAGATGCAGGGCATCCTGCAGCAGCAAGCCCAGATTGTGCAACAACAGCATCAGATGCTAGAGGGGAAGATGCTGGAGCAGCAAACAAAGAAAGAGATTGAAATGGCGCGGATTCAGGCTGACTTGGCTGGCAAGAAACTGCAGTATGAAACGCAACTTGCCGTAGCTCAGATCAATGCGTCGAAGGATGCGCACGAAGCTTATGCTCAGCGGGAGCTTGAGACTTTGGGCATGGCACACGATGCAGCCCATGAAACGGCTCTGGCCGCGATGGAACATCAGCGCGCAATGGAGTTAGGAGCACAGGCTGCTATGCAGCAGGAACAGGAGCAGCCGAATGGCTAATTCGACACTGACACAGGTGGAATGTGCTTTCTTCCGCCAGCATAACTTTCTCATAAAAGGAGATTTATGACAGTCACACTCACCAGTACAGACCCACAAGAGGTCGTAGATCGAGTGCTGAGGGAATCGGTAGGCGATGAGTCTGCCGAAGCAGTCAGCGGAGTGCCGGAAGGCGCTGAAACCGTCTCTGAATCGCAAACAGAAGATACTGAGCAGGAAGAACCGGGCAAACCGTCCAAACGGTCACAGAAGGTCAAGAAGCTTGCGGAAAAGCTGACAGCGGCAGAGCGCGAACGGGATGAATGGCGACAAAAGTTTGAGCAAAGCCAAGGGCGCGTCGAGCAGCCCCAGACGGAAGCTAATGACGATCCGTACGCCTATCCCGTAGCCAAGCCCAAGGCCAGCGACTTTCCGAATGACCCTCAAGCCTTTGTAGAGGCCCTGACTGATTGGAAGAGTGAGGAGCGAGAATATCGCATGGCGCGGAAGTATGAGGCTGAGGAAGCCGAGACTACACAGCGCGAGATATTCGATTCCTACAACACTCGTGTGGCAGAAGCCCGTGCCGAGCATGAGGATTTCGAGCAGGTAGTCGGCAAGTCCGATCTGAAAATCTGGCCCGCAGTGCAACAAGCATTGCTGGTTCACGAAGAAGGGCCGGAAATCGTTTACTACCTTGCGAAAAATCCCGAAGTTGCTGAAAAACTGGCAGAAATGAATCCGGCTCGTGCGGTAGTCGAGCTAGGACATATTGCTGCGACGATGAAAGCGGCTCCTGCTCCCAAACCTAAACCCCGTCCCGCGCTTATCCACCCGGTAAACGGAGGGACGACTAGAGTAGAGGCAGACAGGCAGAAGATGAGTTATGCCGACTGGAAGAAAGCCCGTCGTGCAGGGGCGATTTCGTAAGCCTGTCTAGCTGACAGGAGAATTCTCTTGGCGCAGCAACTTTTAACGATTTCCGATATCACCAACGAAGGTCTGTTGGTACTGGAGAATGAGCTTACATTCACTAAGCACATTCGCCGGGACTATGACGACCGGTTTGGTGACGCGGGAGCGAAGATTGGCGATACGCTCAATATTCGCAAACCCCCGCGCTTCCTCTCAACTCGCGGGCAGAGTCTCCAGCTTCAGGACGCTGTAGAAACCAGCGTTCCGTTGGTGCTGTCTACGCAATACCAGCAGGCGTTTTCGTTTACGTCCAAAGACCTGAAATTGAGCGTCGATGACTTCTCGGAGCGCTTCGTTCACCCAGCCATCGTGCCTTTGGCGAATGCCATTGATTACGATGGAATGCAGCTTTTCAGCGTGGTTTACAACGAAGTCGGCACGCCGGGAACGGTGCCGACTACATTGCTGACCTACTTGCAGGCCAATCAGAAACTCAACGATGCTTCTGTTCCTATGGACGATTGGAGCATAGTTGTCAGCCCGAAAATGCAGGTCTACATCGTCGATGCGTTGAAAGGCGTGTTTAATCCGCAAGCCAAGATCGCCGGACAGTACGAAAAGGGCATGATGGGCAAAGACACGGCTGGTTTCAACTGGTACATGACTCAGAACTGCCCGACGTTCACCACCGGAACACAAGGTGGAACTCCCATTGTGTCAGCGGCCAATCAGACTGGAAGTTCCATTACCTCGTCTGGCTGGACGGCCAGCACTAAAGTCCTCAACAAAGGCGACATCGTTAGCTTTGCTGGCTGCTATGCCGTGAACTATGTAGGCAAGCAGACCCTTTCAGACTTGGCGCAGTGGGTCTGTACCTCGGACGTGACTTCGGACAGCGGAGGACTGGCGACGATTAAAATCGCTGGACCTGATGGAGCCGGAATCATTACTTCGGGGGCAACGCAGAATGCTTCGGCTTCGCCAACGAACTCCGGCGCAATCACGGTGCAGGGAGCTTCGGCGGTTACATCGTCTCGCGGTTTGGCGTTCCATAAGTCTTTCGCGGCGTTTGGCTGCGCTGACTTGCCGCTTCCTGGCGGAGTGGATATGGCTGCTCGCAAGACTGACGACCAATTGGGCATGAGTCTCCGCTTGATTCGCGCCTATGACATCAACACGGATCGCTGGCCGACTCGTATTGACTTGCTTGGCGGATGGGCACCGTTGTATCAGCAGTTCGCCGTGCGAGTGGCGGCGTAGGAGATAACCATGTCACTCAACACCACAACCACCTCCAGCGCAATTGCGGTTTCTGATGTCTACATCACTCTGACTTCAACGACTGGCGTGCAGGTTCCAGCTCTGCCAGTGGGGCCGACTACGTACATCATCGTGGAAGCAGAGCTGATGGAAGTAACATCGTTTTCCGGTACATCCGGTGACCCTGTTGGCGTTTCTCGTGGGCAGATGGGAACGAAAGCTGTAGCACACAATACCGGCGCTCCAGCGTTCATTTTCCTCTCCACAGACAACTATCAGAACATCGCCGGAAACCTTGCAGTCACTAACCCGATTAACCCTTATGTCGGCGCACCGCTGACGGGAGCGACCATTACTCCCACGGCGACTGGCAATGGTTCGCTGACTCACTTCACCGGCACAACCGCGCTAGTGACTATCAACGTGCCGACAGGAACGCTTTGCACCGAAATCACACTGGTTTTCGACGGCTCCGGTTCAGGTCTGACCTGGACAGCGGCTGGCAATATCAGCGTTGCGGGTACGGCTACTACAGCTAAATCCTCGGTGACTTTCCGTTACGACGTCAGTACGAGCAAATGGATTCCAAGTCGTTTAGCCTGAGCAACTGACAGACTTTACCTGATGTGTTACTTTATGGCAAGGATCGCACAACCAAATCACGTCAAGGCGATGCTCTGGGGCATAGCCAAGATGGTGGTGGCCATGCAATCGCGTCTGTTCCCCGCAGCGCGAACAATGGCTAGGCTTGGCGGTCCTGCCAGATTTTACGGCTCGCCAGACAGCGGCATGAGCGCGTTCCTTATATGGCATCTGCACTCGACATCATCAATGACGCTCTGACGGAAATCCAAGTTCTGGAAGCGGGTGAAGTCTTATCTGCCGCCGATTCCCAGCTCGGTTTCACTCGTCTCAATACCATGATCGACAGCTTCCAAGCAGAGCGGCTGATGATCTTTAACGTCCAGCGCATTAACTTGGGAAGCCTAACCATCGGCCAGCAGGCCTATACGCTAGGTTCGGGCGGCGATTTCGATATTCCTCGACCGGCGAGGATTGAGCGGTATGGAATCATTTCGCTCAACAATCCGGGCCAGCCGTTGGAACTTCCTTTGAATACCGACGGCTCGAACATGACCGTTGATCAGTGGGCACAGATTCCCGTAAAGAATATTCAAAGCTCTCTGCCTCTTTACGTTTGGGATGATGATGGGTTTCCGCTGCGTACGTTATCTTACTGGAACATCCCGAATGCTAATGTAGAGGCCACGATTTATCCTTGGGTCGCGTTGCAGCAGTTCGCAGACTTGACCACCGATTACACCTTCCCGCCAGCTTATGCCGAGTGCATTATGTACCAACTCGCCTTGCGGCTGGCGAATCCATTCGGCGGGAATATTCCGCCTGCACTTCCAGGCATGGCCGTCGAAGCCAAAGCACGGGTCAAGAGCATCAATGTCCCAATACTTGAGATGAACATCGACCCATCGCTTACCAGCAAGTCAGGCTATTACAACTGGATATCTGATCAGTTTGGGCCTACTCCGGGCAACTGATAACAATTATGGCACGTATCGACATGCGCAATGATTTTTGAAGGCTTTTGCGGCGGTACCTACCAATCCGAATCGGTCAATGTTGATTGTCAGCGGGCGATGAATTTCTACCCGGAGACAAATGCTCCGGCTTCTGCGAGTCAGGTTTCTCTTTACCAGCGAGCCGGGAAATTGCAGTTCGCGGATTTAGGAACTGGGCCAGTTGCGGGGCTCTTTAGCTATCAACCGGCAGGATCGCCATCGACGCGAGTCTTTGCTGTAGCGGGAAACTTCACAGAGATATTTTCCGACGGCTCGCACCAGGACTACACCTTCGTGAGTACTGGCTTCCCTGTCACGATGGCGGCGAATAATGCCAATCAGATCATCATTTGCACAGGCGGAAATCTCTGGTGTTTTAACACGACAACTAATACTGCCGCTCAGGTCGCTACTGGACTAGGAAAGCAGTTCGTGCAGGTTGCTTTCCTAAATGGCTTCTTTCTCGCCTTGCAGGCTAATTCCCAAACAGTTTGGTTCTCGGCGGTTGAAGATGGCACGAGTTGGGATGCGCTGGACTTCTTCGCGGTAAATCTTTTCCCCGACAACGTGTTATCGATGATTGTTGACCACGGACTGATCTGGTTGCATGGCCCGAAGCAGAGCGCGGTTTACTACAACACGACTGATCAATTCAATCCTTTTCTTCCGGCGACTACGCAGCCAATTGAGCAGGGTACGGGAGCTCCGTTCTCTGAAGTCAAACTCGACAATTCGATTTATTGGATTGGAGCCGATGAACGTGGGCAGGGCGTGGCTTGGCGGGCGAACGGCTACGTTCCCCAAAGAATCACCACTTACGCCGTGGAGACAGCATGGCAGTCTTACAGCATGATTTCGGACGCAGTGGGATATCCGTACCAGGAAAATGGGCATCCGTTCTGGATAATTTACTTTCCGACAGCCAATAAGACTTGGGCATATGATGCCAGTACGGGATTTTGGCATGAACGGTGCTATTTGACGCCCGCGACGGGATTGGAAGTAGCAGACCGTGGGCGGTGTCACGTCTTTGCATTCGGCAAGCATCTCGTGGGCGACACCCAAAGCGGGAAGATTTGGGATGCCAGCGTGAATTATGTAACAGACAATGGAGATCCAATTTCTCGCTATCGCCGAGCCCCGCATCTTAACCGTGAGCGCAAACGAAATTTCTACAATATGATGCAAATTGATTTGGAATCTGGATTAGGGCCTAGCATTTCCGATACTGGCTCTCTTTCGGGCAGCACCGAAATTATTCTGCAAGATTCAGGCGGCCAACTCTGGTCGATTCAAATGAATGGCTCGTTCATTCTGACTTCTACCGCTGTGGCGAGCGGAACAGCGCAGACGGTCGTCATTCTAGACTCTGTGACTAAGGCCCCATGGCTTTTAGGCGTGAGCACTTCAGGTATGCTGACTACTACTCCGAGCGTGTTGAGCGGAGTCTATATCTTCCCGATTATTACCAGCGCCGTAACGCAGGGACAGATCATGGTGAGCAATGGAATTCTTCAGTCTGGTGCGGGCACAGTCGCCTATCGCGGGCCGTATGTCTATCTTCGATGGTCGGACGATGGTGCGCACACTTGGAAGAATCAGCAATTGCGAGATGCTGGGCAGCTTGGGGAATATGCCAAGCGTGTCATGTGGTGGAGGCTTGGAAAATCGCGCGACCGCGTATATGAATTTGGCACTTCCGAAGCCTTCTCCTGTCGCGTCGTAGGGGCTTATATGCAGCTCCAGGCGGGCAATTGATGCTCAGTCCATTCGAATACCGTTCGCGCTTCACTGAGGGTGACGGAACGCTATTGGCATGGGCTCAGCGTTGGATTGGGGAGTTAATTATCAACGTGAATAACTCCGTACAATCGATTCCCGGCCCTTTTGCGAATGACGCAGCGGCATCGACGGGCAAGGTGCAGATTGGAAAGCCATATTACAAGTCTGATGGAAGTATTTGGGTGAGATTAACGTAATGGGATTCCTTGGCGCTCTAATTTCCGGCGGCACGAGCCTCTTAGGCGGCCTGTTTGGTTCAAACGCTGCGAGTAAAGCCGCCGAGCAACAAGCTGCAGCGGCCAATAATGCAGCAAATTTCGCGAAGAATCAGCAAAATCAGGCGCTCGGCACGATTAACTCGAACCTAACTTCTGAATTAGGACTGCTTTCGCCTTATCTCCAGGGCGGCAATCAGGCAATGGCGAATCTTTCGTCTTTGGTGAGCGCTCCTGGGCAAGGTCTATTGACGCCTTGGACGGGACAATTCCAAGCTCCTACTGCTGAACAAGCTGCGGCGACTCCGGGCTATCAGTTTCAAGTTGAGCAAGCCAACAAGCAAGCACAAAACTCTGCCGCAGCTCGTGGCGGCCTGCTGAACGGTGGAACGGCTAAAGCTCTCGCAGCTTACAATCAAGGGCTGGCATCGGAGAACTATAACAACGTCTACAACCGGTCATTCAACGAGTATTTGCAGAACTATAACCAATTTCTTACGAACCAGAACAATATGTACAGCCGTTTGCGCGACCTTTCCGGTGTGGGGCTATCGGCTGCGAATTCTGGTTTAGGTGCCTATAACGCTGCGACGGGGCAGACAGTAGGAACCCTAATGGACACGTCCCGCACGGTGGGACAGGATTTGACGAATGCTGGAGCAGCACAAGCCTCTGGAACTGTGGGCTCGGCGAATGCTTGGAATGGGGCTTTAAGCGGAATTGGGAATGCAGCCCTGAATTATTCTCTGTTGAGGACTTTGAACACAGCATCACCATTTGCCGGATACGATATGAGTCCCACATTCGGGAGCTCTCTGCCTCCAACTGGCACCCCCGGCATCGCCGGAATCCCGCCGGGAACAGGCACATACATGCCCCTAAGTGGGTTAAGCGGAGTCTTCAATCAAAGCGGTTATGGGCCGTAAACTATGGCAAGCGTACCTCTCGCAGCATTAGCAGTCAGGCCAGTAGAAGCTCCAGATTCATTGGCGCAATACGGAAAACTTGTAGCTCTGAAATCCATGCTGCAAAACCAGCAGTTTCAGCAGCAGATACAACCCCTTCAATTGGAAGCAGAGAGGCAGCGCACAGCCATTCAAGGGCAACAGGCCGCCATGCAGCAGCAACAGATGGCGATGCAGCTTCATGACCAGCAAATGATGCGCCAAGCCGCTGATGCAGCGACCTCGCGCGACTCCAGCGGAAAGGTTAATTTCGACTACGACCGCTACTTTGATTTACTACATGCAGGGAACGTTTCTCCTGACACTATCGACGCCCAGGTTAAAAACCATCAAGCGGCAGTGCAGTCATTGATGGCTGCTGGCGACGAGAAGCGAAAGCAATCTCTTGCCATGATTGACGACGCCTACAACCATATTGAGCGTATCCGAGGAATCAGCGACCCGCAGCAAAGAGCGCAGGCTATCAATTCCTCGATGAGATGGTTGCAGCAAAATAATCCTAGTGTGACTCCTGACCAGCTACAAGATTATCAGAACCTTGCGTCCACGGATGATGGGCTAAAGCAGATTGAGCAGGAGCTCGGAGCGTCTGCGCAAGTCATCAAGCGAGCAACGGATCTTTCCGCCATTGAAGAAAAGCAGTCGGTGGTTGCCAAGAATAAGCGAGAAGCTACAGTTGGGGCAGGCGCGATGGGAGATTGGGTCAACTCGCATCTTGCCGCACAGGGATTAGAGCCAACTCCGCAAAATGTTGCTGCAGCACAGGAGCAATACAACAAAGAAACCAAGATCAATCCTGGAGTCATGCGTGCCCAAATATTTGCCGGTAATCGAGAATATGCGGTTTACGACCCAACGACCGGGCAACTACGCTATGCCAATCCAGCCGAAATCAATAAATTAAATCAGACCGGAAGCCCTCTTTCTCCTGCTGCTCCTGCTGAAAAAGCAATTAAGCAAGCCGCGCTAATCGAGGATATTCGCGGAAATATTAACTCCGTTCGTGATGTCCTAGCAAATCCCAACATGCCAGAATTTACTGCCCCTCAGCGTGCCCAGATTGCTATTGCATTAGGTGGTAGCGACCCACAGGGAGCACTTTCGGCGGCGCTTCGTGGTGGAGTTATGGGTCATCTCACCGACGAACAGCAGCACTACTTGATAAATTTGGCTCAGCTCAAAGAGAACGCGATGGCGATGCGAGCAGTTCTTGGTACGGGACAGGGCAGTGAAGATATGCGTAGAGCTATATCGAACACCATTCCTAGTCCGCAGACTCCAACCAAAAAGTATGCAGCAGCGCAGTTGGACGCTTTTGAAAAAGTCCTGAATCGCCTTGAAAAAGGCATACCCAATGTTCCACTAGCTGATCGAGGCGGAAGCCAGGCGGCGCAGTCGCAGACCCAAGACCCGTTAAAAATACGGCAATAAATGGCAGACCCAAAACAGACATTAGCACAAGCTATTCGTGCCAAATATCCCGACGCTTATAAGGACATGAGCGATGTGGACTTGGAAAATTCTGTTCTCGCCAAATACCCTGAATACTCCGACTTTCCACGAACGCAGCAGCATGGATCGGGGGGAACGTGGGAACCTGAAACGTTTGGGCAAAAGGTTGATCGCTGGCTATCGCCTTCTGAGGAATCATCGAATTCCGAAGCATGGGGTAATTTCGCAAAAGGCATCGTTGCTGCTCCAATGCAAGCCATTCATCATCCGATACAAACCTTTGGCCCGTTAGTGCAGTCAGTAAGTCAAATGTGGCCAACTCCAGAACTGGTTAATCAAGCAGTGGGAATGAAGGAATCGGCGGAAAAATATCCCAACTACACTTTAGGAAATTTAGTAGGCGGCGAACTGACGGGAGAAATGCTGCGAAAGGTTCCTCTTCCTGGCCCTAATCCATCCCCTGCTGTAGAGCCATCGGTAAGCGCAGAGGGATTGTACTCCAAGCAGGCGGATGCCTTTTCGTCAGTGCTTTCAAAAGTTCCCGGGCATGACCTTCCTGCCATCTCTAATTCATCGCTGCCCTTACTTAAGGAGTCACTTGCCGATTTAGGGGGAACCCCTGACGTATTTCACGGTAGAGAGGGGCTGACCTGGGCAAAGGCAGTTACTGACCACGCTGTACAACTGCAAGAAGCCAAGATTAAACCCCTTATTGATACGGTGCGTAATACGCCAGTAGACCCGCAGCTTTTCAAGATGACGCCTGACCTAGCGCAACATTTCGACCCAAGCGAGACGGTCACTTATGGAGACATTGACGCTATCCGCAAGGAGGCAAATAAGCAGCGGGCGCGTGGCAATTACGACATGAAGCCGGTAAGCAAACAAATCGCTGCGCCGGAATCTGTGGTAGACGCAATCAATACGGCGGACCAGGCAAGAATGCTTCTTTATAAAGCTGTCGCGGATCGCACTGGCATAGATGTTCGTCCTATGACCCATCAGGAATCTAACTTAATTACGCTTTCTGACGCAATGAATAAGTCCCACGAGGCGACATCGCAAGCGAAGGCTATATGGGAGACTACGCCTATGTGGGAGAAAGTGCCGCTTGCCCGTCTTGCGGTTGGGGCACGCGGTCCGTCCGCCTTTCTGTCAGAGTCCACAATGAAGGCTGGGCGCACGATATCTCCGCTGTATGAATTCAATCGCGCTATGCGCCTGGCGTTTGCAGATGTCGAGCCTCAAGCTGCAACCACTACGATTTCGCCAACTGCGGAGCATGTCTGGATGGATCAACAATTATCACAGCCAGCACCTTTAGGGCTCCCGCCAAGAACAATAGAAATAGAGCCGCGACAGTACCCTCAGCTTCCCGCAAGTTCGGCCGCTTATAACTTTGGGCAAACTGAGATTCGTGGCAGTCCCTTTCTGTCTCAACCTCTCCAACTTCCTGCAGAGTCATCAGCTCCGATTATTACTCCCCCACCCAAACTTTCATGGGCTGACATGCTCAGACAAAAAGCTGGAAAATCGCCTCGCTAAAATTAGGAACGCCAGTTGCAAACATGGATTCTAATGGACATTCTGACATGAAAAAAGTCTTGTTACTATTGCTTTTTACGGTATCGCTCTGCGCCTCGGTGCATTTGTCGCCAATTCCTCGTATTCAGTTCCTAGACCAAAGCGGGAAGCCGTTAGCTGGCGGGTATCTTTACACCTACTCGGCTGGAACAACGGCACCGCTTGCAACTTATACCGATTCGAGCGGCGTCTCGGCCAACACCAATCCGGTCATCCTGGACGCAGGCGGCTTTGCAAACGTGTGGCTGACAGACGGGAGCTCTTACAAGCTCTGCTTGCAGAATTATCTGCACGTTCAGCAATATTGCATCGACGGAATTTCCAATCCCACCAGCAGCGGATCGACTTTTAACCCGGCTTCTCCGTCCACAATTGGCAATGTTCTGCCGAACACGATTGACGGCACAATCATCACCGCGCACACTGGATTCATTGGGAACGTGACGGGCAACGTTACCGGCAACATCGGCGGGAACGTAACGGGGAACGTGACCGGCAATCTGACTGGCAACGTAACAGGTGGAACCGTCGATGGCGTGATCGGCTCTGTCACTCCAGCGGCCATCACAGGCACGACCATCACGGCCAATACAGGATTCGTCGGCAATCTAACTGGAAACGTCACTGGGAACCTAACAGGCAATGTTACGGGCAATCTTACCGGGACGGCCAGTAACGCGACGAATGCGACGAATGCGACGAATGCGACGACAGCAGTTGCGCTCACTAACTTTCAGGCTGCCAGCTTTGGGGCAACATGCTCGACGACGAACTCTGCCTATAACACCTGCACCAGCACCTATACTATTCCTACGCCGTACGCGAATACCTCGTATTACGTGACCTGCTCGCTAGTTGGATCAATTACTGGCTTTCCCTACCTCGTGGGCCTGACCAAAACTAGCGGATCATCCGTGACCATAACCATTTCAAACGGCTCCAGCAGCGGTGCAGTGATTTCCTCTGCGGCAGGCGTTGATTGTTTTTTCTTCCACTAAACATGAGCAAAAAGAAGCGCATCTTAATCGTCTCGTTCGCAGTATTTGTGATGTTGATTGCGGCTGCCTTCCAGACCCACACATTCGCCGCTTTGGATGTCAACCAGATATTCACCGGCATCAATACCTTTGCCAACAATCTCTTTGCGAACAACATCGCAACTAAGACTTTCCCGACTTACAACGTCAAAGCATATGGTGCTTTAGGTGGGGCGCAGGTAAACACCACAGGTTCTACAACTGCCAGTTCCACCACGTTCGGTTGCTCTACCTGCACCTTTTCGTCTGCAGATATTGGGAAAATCATTCAGATTCAGCAGGGCGGCGGTTCAAACATCGCCTTCCAAACCACAATTTCTTCCTACCTCGATCCGCAGCACGTTGTTTTAAATGCAGCCCCCTCGAACACAGCTTCTAGTCAGATTTTCTTCTGGGGCTGGGCGGCAGACGAAACGGCTTACGAATCGGCGGTTACAGCGGCAGGCAGCCAAGGCGGAATAATCTATTTCCCTCCTGGTACATATATGATCGGCACTAACGGACCTTTCGTGATTAGCAGTTCCTATGGCCCGCTGGACATTGCAGGCGACTGCGGCAGTAAGGGGGGACGAGTCCTGGCTATAGGCAATGCAGTTCCGATTCCCGCCTGCACGACCATCCTCGACGGCTCGAATGGCAACACTCCATTTCAGTGTGACTCATGCCAGAATACCAAGTTGCACGGATTCCTCTTTATCGGATTCCCAAATCAGTCGAGTTCTACGAAACACGCCTTCATTGACTTCTCAGGCCGCAACGATGGTGGGGCAGAGGTTACGAACGCTGAGATTTATGACAATGCCTTTTGGGGCAACTACAACAACATTCAGTCCAACTACGTCATTGAAAGCTATCGCGTCCATGACAATGCAAGCGGTTGTGCGACGGGCAATTTCATTTACAACAACATCTCGCACTCGCAGGGAGCGAATAACCTTGCCTACCTCGATAACTATGTGGACATGAACAACTCGGCATGTCCGTGGACGGCTACGGCTGGTATCAATATTGACTCGATCGCTTACACAGCGACCATCACCAATGTCTCGATAACTAGCAACGTGGTGACGTTGACTTACTCGGCTCCTCCGCCGTTCATTGTCACCGACAACATCGTGCAGTCCGGGCTGTCGAGTGCGACGTTTCTCAACACCGTTAGTCTGCATATTACTGCAGTAGCAGGCAACACAATCACCGCGGCCTATACCCACGCTGACTACTCCAGCGCCGATAGTGGCACATCAACTCTGACCGCTGGCAACGTACCCAATGTAACAATTCAGCGTAACGAGATTCAGAACCTACTCTCTGGTTCCGCAACCGCCGTGAAGGTTGCCAACTGCCTGAACGATTGCTACATCGGAAACAACGATTTCGAGAACTTCTACGCTACTGGCTCGCTGCTCTATGACATTGATGTAGGCCAAGGGCCGCAGAACAGCTTCGGCTTAATCATTGGGCCTAACAATCACCTCAGTCCACAGAACGCTATCAGACTGACGAACTGCCTGTTCGGGTGTGAAGTCCATTCACAGTACTATGCTAACGCCTATGGCTCGCACACGATGAACGGATTGACGACCGTTCACATGATTAAGGGCCAAGTTTACGGCTCTGACTACTACTCGGCTGGCGGAGGGTCGGAGTACGTTGACGGCGGCTCGAATGGGCAGAACATTTTTTTCTTTGATCCAGCGGTGGGCGGCGCGACTACCTTCCAGAACGGCCTTAACCTCTCTAGCATCAGTGGAAGCGGCAGCTCTCCGAATACGTCATTTACGTTCTTTTCCGATTATCTCAGCCAATCTACTCCAAAGTCAGAATCTACCTTCTGGCGTCTCATTAAGAATGATGACCCACGTCAAATAAACTTCTCATTTGAAGGAACGGGTGGCACCAACCCATATTCGATGCTCGTTTATTCCTACAACAATCCCGGATTCACTAATTTCTATGAACTGCGTGTCGATATTGGGAAATTCAATGTGCTTTCTCCCCTAAATCTCGTCGGGCAACCTTTGCAAGTTGGAGGGACTACAGTTATCGACTCGTCGCGCAATGGTTCATTCGTGGATATGAATATTTCCGGTACTTGCACGGGATGTACTAACAACGGCCCATTTACTGCCGCTCTGGTGACGACTGCGGCATCTTCGGACAATGTTACTGTTACGGGCGCTACCGCTAGCAGTAGATGCTCCGTGACAGCCACCAATGCCACTGCGGCCACGAATATCGCGACAACTTACATTTCCAGCAAAACATCAAACCAGATCACAGTAACTCACGCGGTCGTCGCAAATATGAATTACGACGTGATGTGCTCAGCTAACTGACGGAGTGTTGTGAGATTTTATCTTGCCTTTCTTTTGTTTCTGCGCATCTGGTTTAGCCCAAGAAGGAGGATAGGACATTGAAATGAAGCACGCTTTGAAATTGCTCTCTCTATTGCTCCTAGTTACAGCGGGGGCTTGGTGTCAAAACTTCGGGCCTGTTTCGGGTAATCTGACCGCAGCAGGTTCCACATGTGCGACGACAAATGCCTGCTTATCCATAACTTTGAGCAATGGGCAGGCGACTTACACTGGAGGGGCGGCTATCACTCTTTCTGGCACATGGTCAGCAACCGTTCAATTTGAAGCGAGCGGAGACAATGGGGTTAGTTGGGTAGCCATAAACGCCACGCCATTAAATAGCAGCACGGCGGTCACGAATGCGACAGGAAATGGTACCTGGAGCGTTTCTGGAATCGCTGGACTTACCGGCTTGCGGGTTAGGGTTTCAGCCTTCACAAGCGGGACGGTGGTGGCTACCCTGAGCGCTTCTCCTGCGTCTGCTAGCAAGGGAGGGGGAGGGGGAGGGGGAGGTTCGGCAGCCGGACCGCAGTACGCCATCCAGATCAACGCTGATGGCGCAGGGACCTTCGGTGGAAATGCGAATGTTACGGTAGATTCGGCCACGCAAAGCGTTGTACGCGCGGCAGGGGGATTTGCTTCCGGGGCAACTCCCCCCACCGCCTGCGATGGCCAAAATGGTTGTCTGGCGTTAAGCGAGTCATCGTCTCAGTGCGTTCCAACAGCCGGAACAGACTGCCTGCAAGCCGACCCAACAGCCCATGCT